ATTAGCACCTACATTTTTTGAATACACAGAAAAAAAGGCAAATAAACTTAGAAGAAAAGAAAATAAGTTGGTTGATAAAGCAAAGCAGGCTGTAGATGAAGGTAGAGAAAAAAAGGCTGATAGACTTTTTGGAAGAGCCGCTAAAGTTGAAGACCGTGCAATTAGAATGTCAAAAAAATACTAATGAAAAGTATTGACTTTACGGGTAAAGGAGAGTTGATTAATAGACTTGCTTCTCAAGTAGGAGACAAGAAAAAGGCAATATCTATTTTACAAAAGCGAGGTCATCTGATGTCAGACGGGAAAACTTTTACACCTCAAGGGGTAAAAAGAAATTCTATGACTGCTAATGAAAGGGCTATAGACAGGACTTCTAAAAGATTGAAGATGTCTCCTGAAGATTTGGAGTTTGACAGAATGAATAATGTTGCAAAAAGAGTCTATAAAATTTGATATATTTGTAAAATAAAAAACAAAAAAAATGAAAAACATTAAACCTTGGTATTTATCAAAAACAATTTTAGGAATTATTATTGCAGGAGTAGGGTTAATTTCTAAAACATTTTTTAATACAGTTATCCCTGATGTTTCATCTGAGATAGTTGAAGTAGTTGGATTAGTGATTGCATTAATTGGTCGTGTAAAAGCGGAAAATTTTATAGGGTAATATGGCAATTATTCATCGTAGTAAATGGAAGAGTCAAGGTCTTGGAGATACAATTGAAAAGATTACGACAGCAACCGGAATAAAAAAAGTTGTAGAAGCAGTTAGCGATGCAACAGGGAAGGACTGTGGGTGTGAGGAAAGGAAACAACGCTTGAATAATCCTAATTTACTAATCAACAAAGTCTTTTATAATAACAATAAAAAATAAACAATGGCAACTCAAAAATTACAACCAACAAGAGCACTAAAGGTATTACCTTCTGATAATGCAAATATTCCTTTTATTAATGTTGCACGGGCAGGTACGAATACAGGTGTTCAGGCTAATAGATTAAAAGATAATAATGGAAATTTTATATTTTATAATGTTGCTCCGGGAGATATTGTTTATAATACCACTAATAACACTGCGGCAACAGTTATATCTGTTACAAATTCAACTACAATTTTATTAAATGCAGATATTTTTCTTACAACCCCTGTTAATTATATTATTTATCAGGAATCATCTCAAACAGGATTCAGTAATCAAGGGGCTGTTTTATATATTGGTGGAGCAGGGGATATAAAAGTTGCTACAAGTGGAAATGATATAGTTACATTTGTAGGTATTCAAGCAGGTACATTCTTCCCTGTAAATGTTATTAAAGTATTTACAACAGGAACTACTTGTACTAACATTATAGCACTTTGGTAATATGTATATAGCAATCTCAAATAGTATAGGTTCAAGCAGTAATAGCGGAGGCACACCTTTGCCTGCAACAGAGTATTATAGTGTAAATGATTGTATTGGAATTTATGGTGCGTTTGATTCTGCAAGTTATCCAATAGGAACATTAGTTGTAAAAGATATGGTTACTTTTGTAGCAGACGGGCAACCGGGGTATGGATATGTGGGTACAGTTACAGAAGGAGTTAATATTGGATTTGCGTTAACTGCAACAGGAGCAAATCAAGAAGGACTATGTAACCTATCTGATATTAATTTTGCACCTGTACTTATCCCATCAGGGAATCAAATTTTAATTCGTTTACAAGGAAATAATATTGGACCTAACAACCTTACATCTGAAGATGATTATCTCGCATTAACTTATAACTATGATTTTAGTATTTTTTATACGTATGGAGACGGAGAGGAAGGAGACTTATTTGTGAGTGGTAGTATTGTAATAAATAATTATGATATGGAGGGCGAATCAGGGTTTAATTTAGGGGATTTTGTTGTATATGATTTCGGAGAAGATATAGGTCTTCATACTGCAAATTTTTCAGGAGATGTAGTAACATCTACTACATTTGGACATACAACTCCTTATAGCGATAATGAAGGTTGTAGTTATAATTATTTCCTTAAAGATAGTGGTACAACTTTTCGTTGTTACGCACAAAATGATAATTGTGGTTAAATAAAATAAAAATGAGCACAACTAACGAAAATATCAGACTTGATTCAATGTCACAAGAATTAGAAACAATAAACAAAGAGGTGTCTGAAATGAAAACTATGCTTAAGGATATATACACCTTATTAGCCGGAAATCCTATTGACAAAAACTCAGGAGGATTATTGAGTGATTTTAAAAAAATGAAAGCTGAGTTGGATGAGATTAAAGACCAATTAAGAAAATACAAAGCCTATTTTTATGCTCTTGTCACATTAATTGGAATTGGAGCATTAAAAGTAATTATTGACTTTTTAACTTCAAATTAATGGCAAAAGTATCAACAGACTCTACTTTCAAAAATAAAGCAAAGAAAAAAGGCGTAGCGGCTAAAAATAAAACGAGCACGTTAAAATCAAGTAAGTTATATAAAAAAACATATAAAGGACAAGGAAGATAATGGTAACATCAGCACAAGCATTAAAAAAATACGGAGACCCTACTTTAGAACGCAGTATGGTTGTATGGGATGTTCCTACTAATTTAGAAGTAGGCGTTATTCCTAAAAAACTTTATTGCAATAAAGATATGGTTGCTCCATTATCTCAAGCATTTAAAAATCTTATAGATACAGGATTTGTAAAAGAGTTAAAAACTTTTGATGGATGTTTTAATATTCGTAAAAAGCGTGGGCTTAATTCTATGAGTTTACATTCTTGGGGTATAGCTATTGATGTAAATGCTGCTTGGAATGGATTGAATATGACTCCACAACTATCTGCAGGATTTGTAAAATGTTTTATAGATGCAGGATTTGATTGGGGTGGAACTTGGAAAAGAAAAGATGGGATGCACTTCCAATTAAAATCAATATAATATGCCGGACAAAAAAAAGAAATTTAGAGACACAAAAGTAGGCAAGTTCCTAACTCAGAAAGCCCCTAAGATATTAGATAGTGTTGGAGATGTACTTCCTTCTAATGGGGTATTTGGATTTGTAAAAAACATCATCAGTTCATCTGATGAATTGTCTGCTGAAGATAAAGCAACTGCCTTAGAAGAATTAGAGGAATCAATTCGGATATTTGAGTTAGAAGTGAAGGATAGAGAATCTGCAAGATTAAGAGAAGTTGAGATAACAAAAACAGGGAAGTTTGACTTCCTTTTTTACTTAACGGGACTTGTGGGGCTTGGCATATTTTGTTTTATAGTTTATGCCATTGTATTCCTTCAAATACCTGACCCAAATAAAGAAATATGGATACATCTTATTGGAATTTCAGAAGGCGTTGTGCTATCTATTTTTGGTTACTACTTCGGAAGTGCTATTAAAAAGAATGTACATCCATAAAAATGCTATATTTGTAAAAAAATAAAATCAAATAAAAATGGAAAAAACACTATTATCACAAGAAGAACTTGGTAAAATCCAAGAAATGAACAATGAATTTACAAAAGCTAAATTGGCTATTGGAGATTTAGAAATGCAAAAGCATAATATTTTAAAAGCAATCGAGGTATTGAGAGCAGATTTTTCTAAACACGAGATAGATTTGATTGCAAAATATGGTCAAGATTCTGTTATTAATGTTCAAACAGGAGAAGTAACAAAAAAAGAAGATTAACTTTAAACTAAAAAAAATGGCAAAGATTAGTACATATACAGTTTTATCAACACCTACATTAAATGATAAGTTAATTGGTACTGATGTAACTCCAAGTAATGAAACTAAAAATTTTTCAATATCAAGTTTATTAAGTTTATTACCAAGTGCTATATTAACTTTACCTACTTACGCATCTAATGCTGCTGCTTTAGCAGGTGGTCTTATTCAAGGACAACTTTATAAAAGTTCTGTTGGGGTAGTATCTATTGTGTTATAAATCAAGTTTAAAATAATGAATACCAATGGCAAAGATAGAAACTTATATTTTAGCGACTCAGCCGCTTTCGTTTAGCGATATGTTAATCGGGACCGAAGTTGGAGGTTCTATCCCAAATGCCACAAAAAACTTTTCATTAGCAGAACTTTATAACTTATTCGCTTCCTTACCTGCTGTTGGTAATCTACAACAAACTTTAAATGCAGGGAATACTGCAACTCAAAACATATTTCTTACAGGGGATATTACCTCAACTAATATTAAGCCAACTTATATTATTGATGGGCTTAATACTACAGGGGCTGTAGGAGAGGTATTAATACGTTCGTTTTCAGGAATATCTTGGGGACCAAGTGTTCCTGCAACTATTCAACAAGTTCTTAATGCAGGAAATACTGCAACTCAAAATATTATATTAACAGGCAATATTACCTCAACACAAGTTATTCCCGGTAATATAAAAGATGGATTAGGTAATTTAGGAACTACAGGTCAAATACTTTCTAAAACGTCAACAGGGATTCAATGGATAAATAATGTTGCCGGAGTACAAGACCTTCAATCAGTTCTTAATATAGGTAATACAGCAACTTCTAATATTGGATTGACAGGCAATATAACTGTAAGTAGTAAAATAATAATTGGCAGTCCTACAAGTATTGTTAATGCTTTAAACATTGGTTTAGATGTCTATGCAGATGGCAATATAAAAACAGGTCTTAGTAGAGGTTTTTTTAGTGGTGGTCCTACTGTTATAGACGCAGGCAATAGAATTAAACTCGTTGCAGCGTTAGGTTCAGCATATTTTGATTTTTATAATACATTATTTTTTCGTTCAGGAGCAAGTTCGTCATCTACAGTTATGACACTATTTAGCAATGGGAATTTAGCATTAAATACTACAATCGATACAGGCTTTAAATTAAATGTTAATGGTAGTATATTTGGTACATCATTAACAATAAATAGTACAACACAAGGACTTCTACCACCACGAATGACAACAGTACAAAAAAATGCTATTGTAACACCTGCTGCGGGGTTAATGGTGTACGATACAACTTTAAATAAACTATGCGTATTTACAACGGTATGGGAAACAATTACATCAATATAAAAAAATTAAAATGAAAACAATAACACCTGTATCAATTTGGTCAAACGGAAAAACTACTGAAGCCAAAATATTAAACGCCTATGCTGTTAATGTAACATTAAATGTATCTGCAACATTTTATTGGGCTTTATTTGCAGAAACTGAAACAGAAAATTGTGGCGAACTATTACAGCAAGGTAATTTATTTATGAGTGGCGAGGCGTATCAATCTTGGAACACAGATAATGTAGCTTGGGATTGGGTTGCATCGGAATTAAATTTAACAATTACAGGAGAATATGTGCCGCCTACACCTATTGAGCCAATAATGTAAACAAAATTAAAAAGCAAAATGGATGTTAGAAAAATATCAATAGGACCCGATTATAAGAACGGTGCAATGCACTACCTTGTAGGACAAAAAATCCTTGGGGATAGTAACGAAATACACTTAATAAAACACGATGAGTCGACAAATTGTATACTTATATATATAATTAATGATAAAAAAGAAGTAGTTTTGTGGAAACGGTTTAGTCCAACTATTCCAATTTCAATCGAATTTAATATAAATTTTTAATGAAGTCTCCGTTCTATTTTATAGTTAAGCCATTAAATGGCAAAAGGTACGATAATACAAGAGATATTTCAGGAGTTGAAGTTATTGTAAGCACATCTGAAGAAGACCATAAGTTTGCTAATAGATATGCTGAAGTTTTAGAATTGCCGGCAAGATATGATGGTCCTATAGAGAAAGGAGACATCTTGCTTGTGCATCATAATGCATTTAAGTTTTATAATGATATGAAGGGCAATCAAAAAAGTGGTAGGTCGTTTTTTAGAGACGATGTATTTCTTATTGATGCTGAGCAGTTTTTCCTTTATAAGAAAGGTTGCACGTGGAACGCATATGATAAATACTGTTTTGTAAAACCGATGCCGGTAGTTGAGTCTTATATAAAAAAACCTTTTTCTGAAGAACCATTGATGGGAGTGATGAAATACCCAAATGACTATCTTATTAGTCGTGGTATAAAGGAAGGAGACCACGTATGTTTTTCTCCTGACAGTGAATATGAGTTTGATGTTGATGGAGAGAAATTATACAGAATGTATGACCATCAAATTACTATTAAGCTATGACCAATGATACAAAAGCAATAAAATTAAGAATAATTCAGGCAGGTCATAGGGCTGTAGAAGAACTTATTAAAGTTGCTGAAGAGTTTATTTTGAAACCTGATATAGAAGGAGATGATTTGTCTGCTGATAAATTAAAAAATGCAGCAGCAACAAAAAAATTGGCAATATTTGATGCTTTTGAAATATTAAGTAGAATAGAAGCTGAAAAAGAAAATATTGAAGCAATAGACAAAGGAGTAAGTGTAACCGATTCAAAACAAGGATTTGCAGAAAGACGTTCAAAATAATGACTTATATAGGGTGCTATATGACTACGTGCCGGCTAATGTTCTTGCAAATAAAAACAAGGCTAATACGTGGGACTATGGGTATGATGACAAGTATAATATGGTTGTTATCTCTAAAACAGGACAGATTGGAGAAATTATAAGTATTTCAGGATTAGCTATAGCCCTTCCTCTTGCTCCTAAAGACTGTCTTCAAAGACACGCTAAAGCGTCTGAACAATATTGGGAAAGAGAAAGTTGTCCAAGGGAGTTGTCTAAAATCCAATCTATATTTCATTGGAACGAAATGCCATCTCAATTTAAAAATCAATGGGTTGACTATATTGAAAAGCAATTTGATTATAGAGAGCAAGGCTTTTGGTTTATGAACAATGGGACCACAACTTATATAACAGGGTCTCATTGGATGTACCTTCAGTGGTCAAGTATTGATATAGGGTATCCTGACTTTAGAGAAGCCAATAGAATCTATTGGATATTTTGGGAAGCGTGCAGGGCAGACTATAGGTCATTTGGAATGGTCTATTTAAAGATAAGACGTTCAGGGTTTTCTTTTATGTCATCATCTGAATGTATTAATGTAGGTACGCTTGCAAGAGATGCGAGGGTAGGAATACTTTCAAAGACAGGTGCTGATGCTAAAAAAATGTTTACAGACAAGGTTGTCCCTATAAATAGTAGGCTCCCTTTCTTCTTTAAACCGGTAATGGATGGTATGGATAAGCCAAAGACTGAATTAGCTTTCCGTTTGCCGGCATCTAAGATTACAAAGAAGAATATGTATGATACAACCAATAATGAAATAGATGGGTTGGATACAACCATAGATTGGAAGAATACAGAAGATAACTCTTATGATGGAGAAAAACTATTGTTTTTGGCTCACGATGAAAGTGGTAAATGGACTAAGCCTGTAAATATTAAGGAGAATTGGAGGGTTACTAAGACTTGTCTTCGATTAGGGTCTAAAATCATCGGAAAGTGTATGATGGGCTCTACCTCAAATGCATTATCTAAAGGAGGTCAGAATTTCAAAGATATATATGAAGACTCACGTGTTACAACTCGTAATGCAAATGGGCAAACAAAAAGCGGGCTATATGGTTTATTTATTCCTATGGAATGGAATATGGAAGGATTTATTGACCGTTTTGGGATGCCTGTATTTAGGAAGCCAAAA